AGGCTGGATAACTTTGACTAACTTGTTTAAACTTTCTTAATGTTTATAGGGAGAGCAACATGGTACAGCGTTACGCTTACGCAGAGACGGGCGACCAGATACGAGACGCGGCAGACGGCTATCTGCACAGCGGAGAGGTCAACGTTTACGAGTTCATTTACTGGTGCGAGCGGTTTGGTCTAGCCAGTGAGGACATTATCGACATACTAAAAGAGGAGCTAGCAGAATGAAGACACTACGAGAGAAGATCATCGAGGCTTGCCCTGAGCTGGGCAATTACGAGGTTCAAATCTTGATGGAAGAGCTACGCGTTAATAGTCGCGATGAGAACGTCTATGAAGCGCAGATCAAGGTCACAGCACAGAGCCTATTCGCTGAGATGTACCGATGGCGAAAGGGTGAGACTCTCAAGTCCATCTACAAGGCCGCAGAGCTACTTAAAGAGGCAGACAGTATCCTTGCTGACATTCCTGAGATCAGCGAAGAGGTAGCCATGACACAGCTAGCTATACGCGACAATGTGACGTACCTTTTCAAAGAGGCCAATAAGTGAGCGAGCGTTATTACCCGGCGCAGTTAGTGAGGGTGTACTTCAAAACCTGCGCTGTTAAAAAGGTTCAGCCCACATTCGAGGGGATGCACGAGTTCATTGCTGAGGTTCAAGGCGAGCAACAATACAACGGCATCAACATTAAAAGCATAGGCGAGGTGTTCAATGGCATTCCGTACAAGCGATAACAAAATTCTTATTCAAATAAACGCAATCGTCCCGGATGACGCGGATGATTTTCATGGAGCTGAGATCGAAGACTTTGACCGCGACAAGCTACAAGCTTTGTTGCTGGTAGACGAGGACGAGATCGAGGCAGATGTAGCAGTACGTCGAGAGGTATTTACCGATGAGGCATGGGGGCAAGTCGCCGTCTTCACTGAGGAGTTCATTGAAGTCATTAGCTGTAAGTGGAAAGGCTTTCATATCATCAATGCGGAAGACGTTTGTCAGGAGTTACACCATGAAGTTTAAAGCACCCAAGGAACTGCCCCTGGATTCATTGGAGCAGTCGCTTCAGATGCTGAAGGGCCTAAAGGTGGTCACTGAAGTAGACGAGACCCCGGAGCTGGGATCGTGTGAGTTCTACATGAACGATTATCTCGACATGATCGAGCGGGATTACAAGCACGGCTGGTCTGATGCCATGCGGAACCAATCAAATCTGTGCACGTCTGATGCGTACATGCAGGGTTATCAAGATTGCCGATACGAAAAAGAGTACCTGAGCAGAGATTTCACCTGATAAGATGAACCGGCCTAAGGCTCCTCTTGCCTGTTGGCCGGTTGGTCGCATCCCGGTAGGCTAAATTGCGACACTAATTACTCTCCCTTTCTAACGCACCATCAATCGCGGCCCTTGTTGTAAAGGGTTTCTCGCTCGCATCCTTAAAGTAATTAATGCCTTGGTCATCCAAGATGCGGATAAGCTTTGGCACCTGATACACCTTGAAGATGTCGAACAGGTCACGGTAGTAAAGGTATTCAGTTTGATCTGTCATTTGAATCTCCTATAAAAAAGCCCCGCCGAAACGGGGCAAGGGTATGGGGAAAGGAACGAAAACCCCACACTGGAAGTTACCAAGGGATGTCGTCGTTAGGGACAGGCGCTTGCTTAGGCTGTGCGTTAGCCGTTGGCTTCCACATGTCACGCTCTGCGTACAACTTGCCGCCCTGAGACTGCTTGATATCAATGTTAATCCATTCAAGGCTAGGGTCTGCCTTCTTCTGTGCGGCAACCCATGCACCGAACTCATCAAGCTTAAGAGAGATCTTCTCCTTAACCCAGTCTGGCGTGCCTTCGGTCTTGTTCTTGATGATCATGCCATCAACAAATACTTTCTCATCATTCATGGTTACTCTCCCATTACTTTTCGTGCGGCATTGAACTCATCGGATTTGAGCGCGGCACGTTCAGCCGTAGTAAATACCCCGCCCTTTGAAGGTGCCAGCCACAAGGCTTGCTTGTCTTCGTTTGAAATCTCAGCCCATGCTTCAGCCACGCTCTCCCACTTCGGCTCATCCATGTCGATGTACTCCTTGATGAAGTAGATAGAGCCAGAGTTATTGCGCCATGCTTCGTTGTGAGCAATCAGCTTTTCCATATCTTCCTTGGAGGCTTGGCTACTCTGCTGAGTAATCGCGTTAGCTACCTCATCTGCTGAGGCTATCTCGGAGCCACCCAGTCCGAAGAAGGCTAAGGCCCTGCCGACGGCGCTGGTCTCTGCATTCTCTAACGCTGAGGTTCGATTAATCTTGCTCGCCGTTCTAACTTCTTCGGCGTAGCCAGTAGCAATGACTTGACCGGCACAGGCTATGGTTGCCTTGACAATAACGAGCACGTCATTAGCCTCGACTAGCTCGGTCTGAATGGTGAAGTCAGGGTGCTTCTCTCTAAACTCTTGGATACGCAAGGCTACAGTTTTGTACTCCTTGCCATGAATCTTTACCGTTCCACTCATCTCATTCTCCTTTGTTGAAATTTACTGAGATGTAATGAGTGTACTTAAGTTGTAAGAAGATGTAAACATCTGTAAACATTTGTAATCAGGCGCACTGAGGTTTGACAGTTAGCCAAAACTAGAGCAAAGTTAGAGACTTTTCTGGAACAAAAAAGGAGATAAGAATGATGGATGATTGGGAATGGTACGTTCAAGAGCAGAATAAAATCTCAGTACCACTAAGTCAGATACCCCAACCAATAGTAAATGGAGCGACACATCAAAACGGATCTTCGGCTTTATCAAGGCTGATGTCTGCCTCAGTAAACGGAAGAATCGAAGAGCTAGAAGAGCGCCTCGCGCAGGAGCGGGACGTAATTCCAGGCATGATTACGACTGGCACAGTCACCTTAGTCTACGCACCCAGCGGCGCAGGCAAGACAGTGTGGATACTGGGCAACTTATTCCAGTCTATTCGCAACAACCTGATACGCGGCTCCGATGTCATCTACTTCAACGAGGATGACGGTGCCAAGGGTGTTCTTCAGAAGGCGAAGATGGGTAAGCGTCACGGCATGAACATGATTACCTTGGCTAACTCTGTTGACCCTAACCTACGCAAGACGGACGACGCGCTTCGCATGCTCGATCAAATACGCATAGAGGGCGAGGCCAACGGCAAGATCGTGATATGCGACACCCTCAAGAAGTTTGCCCCAGTGTTAAACAAGGGCGACATGCGGGACGTACTGCACGTCTTCCGTGAGTTCGCGGCGGCAGGTGGTACGGTCATCCTGTTAGGCCACTGCAACAAGCATCGAAGCATGGACGGTCGATTGATCTACGAGGGTGTTGGAGATCTGAAGTCAGACGTTGACAATATGTTTGGCCTCGACCCAGTGAACGATAAGTTCGCCGCCTATCAAGAACTTCTAGTAATCAATGAAAAGGATCGTAGCCAGATCAGCTTCGAGGGCGGCTTCAAGTACAAGCAAACTAGCGCAGTTGTTCAGTACGAAGAGTCCGTAGACTCTGTTGAGTTTATGAGTACCGACGATATCAGCGAGCTTAAGGGCAAGCAGAAAGCGCAGATCAACATTGGTAAGGCTATGTCTAAGTACGAGGATGAGTACATTCTACTCAGCAGTGTGATGAAAAGTAACAAGCTATGGGCGCAGTCAGAGTTGTTTGACTTGCTCAGCGATTCAGAGGTGAATCCCAATGGCTGTACCAAGAAGATGCTACGTAACTGCATCGACTTATTGAAGGGAAACAACCTAACGCTGGAGCGTAGAGGAGCGCACGGCAAGAAGTTTTATAGATGGAACCCAATGTAGAATGCCCAGAATGCCCCGCTAGCCCCTAAAGCCCTTGTTTAACCCCCCACCCTAGCGGGAATCACCACCTAACCCGCCCCCTAAAACAAAGGCATTGGGGGATTTCTGGGCAAACTGGGCAAACTGGGCAAACTAAATGGAGATCAAAATGACAGACCCATCACATCGCTGGATAGTCGATAAGAAAGATAAGCTAGATTTCTTTATTAGCTTCGTGAAAGATCAGTACGAGAGTGGTAAGCACATCCTGTACACAATCAAGGACACCACACGAAGTGACAGGCAGAACAATGCCATGCACCTATGGTTCAGGCAGATAGCTGAGAAGCTAAATGATGCTGGCTACTGGGTGAGGCATCCGTTTAGTGATAACTTCGAGATACCCTTTACTGAGGTGCTGGTAAAGGAGATGCTCTACAAGCCCACTGCAAAGGCCATGTTCAACAAGGAGACGACCACCAAGCTTACCCCCAGTGAACTCTCAGAGGCCGCTGAGGTGCTTGTACGGTGGCTCTCAGAGCACAAGGGAGTCTATGTACCGTTCCCTCAACAACTGAAGGATCAACTGAAATGAAGGACGACGTAGAGATAGCCATTCAATCGGCAGTGACAATGGCAGAAAGGTCGGGGCGAGACGTGGCTGTTATGCCAGACTTAAGCATCAAGTTTCTCAAGGATGCAGACCAAGATCCGTTAGAAATAATCAGATACAGCAAAGGGGAATAAGATGAAGCTTAAAAGAACAGCGGCAGACCACTGGTTCAGCAGGTGCGTAAGGCTACGCAATGACTTCAAGTGCCAAGGGTGTGGCTCACAGTACGAGTCAAACAGTAGTGGACTGCACTGCTCTCACTACTTCAGCAGGTCAAAGAAGGGTATCCGGTACGATGCCTTGAATGCCTTTGCCCACTGCTACGGTTGCCACCAGAAGTACGGCAGTAACCCTGATTACTTCGTGCGTCATTATATTGACACCTATGGCGAAGGTGCCTTGGAGTTAATTAGGGAAAAGGCAGAGGACATCAACCTCGGTAAGAGGATGAACAAGGAGCAGAAGCTAATCGCTAAACACTATAAAACCGAAGCCGAACGTATGGAGAACGATCGAGCCTCGGGTGTAGCAGGGTGGCTAGAGTTTGTTAGCTGGGATTAAAGAGCCGCCGCTCTTTCCTGCTCAATCCCTTCTTGCAATTCAACAGGTATGTCTTGAGCCGCGTATATAGCCTTCAAAGTTGATAGGGTCACAGTGCTTTTCAAAGCGTCCGTATAGAAGGTGCTGATGTCTTTAACGTAGTCTATGGCGCCTGCGCCTTTCTCTCTAACGTACTGCATCATTTCGGTTTTGGGAGGATTGGCAAGCCTTTCAACTACGTCAGGATCCTTTAGTATCTCGGCAGACTTTACGTAGAACTTTTCTCTTCCCTTCGTTACCGAGGCTTTAGCCACCAAGTTAATAGCCTTTCTTTCTGGGGAGAGAATTTGATTCCTGAATGTACCAAGGTACTCAGCGGTACTGACGCCAGTTACATCCTGCACTGTGTCCACAACTGGGGATGAACCCATAGAATCGAGAAGCGTTTTACTTACGTTCTCCATTAGATCTCTAAGACCCGCAAGCTTGTTAATGTTTTTCACATAGCCAGAACCGAAGATGTCGCTTACCGCCTCAACGTTGCCATTAACGTATTCTTGCATTGATCCTTTAGTGGTAAGGCCCTGAGACAAGAATTCCTGTCGCAAGCCCGACATAACGATTTCTTTTTCTTTTGGGCCTAGCTTATTTATCTCGCTTATATAGCGCTTTCTGTCGCCAGGGTTGGACTTTATCTTGTTAACTACGGTGTTTAGGTTGTTGTTCTCTATACTTTTAAAGAAGCTATTAGAAAGCTCTTTAGCCCTCTCGTTGTATGCTTCTTGGTGGCGAACCTCGGTGTTCCGTATGGTGCGAAGTCTTCCGGCAATATCTGCAAACTCTGCCTCCATGCCGAACTCGCGAATCATTCTCTGGTTTCTTCTAACAAACCTTCCAAGCTGATTTGGTTGAATGTTTCCATCTGGGCCTATGACCCCAGACTTTTCTGCATTTAGTCGTATAGCATGACGCACTACAGGCATGCCTTCTGAGCCAACGAAGTTGATGTAGTCCATTGCTTTTTCGTAGTTCATCAAGTCTGTTGCGGCTTCGGCTGTAAATCTACGAGAGGTAAAGTCTTTCATACCTTCAGCTCGCATCGGCAGGCCAAGCTGTTCGTAATAGAACTTATCCGCGTTAGCAAGAGAGTTAACAAACTCTGGGTCTGTCGTCCTCATCTTTGCAAGCATATCGTTAACGACGCCCTTAGTTTTGTATAAGCGCTCTATTCTTTGGTCGATTTCTGGGCTTCTTGCCCTATTAGAAAGGGTGCTGATCTCAGTGTTTACCGCTTTCTTTAAAGATATCACGTCAGTGCCGGTAGCCTTTGGTATTACCTCCTTCCCGTCAGCATCTCTAGGCATCCACCTAGCCTCAAGTTGTGAGCCAACTTTACTATTTGGGCCGAAGACATCTGCTAATCGCACATTTCTGAACTGACTATAAACATCTTTAACAAGCTCTGGAGCAAGCGCGATCCTATTAGCAATCGCTTTCGTTGAGTCATAAAGCTTATCAGCCTCACCCCTGATTAAAGCCTCTCGTTTGTTAGATAGCCTTTGTGCCGCTTGGCCTAACGATATGATGTCGCCATCTTCATCTGGTGTTATCCGGGTGGACAGCTTAACCAGTGCCTTATCAATGTTTTCTTTTTGCCTTTCAAACTTCTTGATAGAGGCAAGCTCTTGAGCCTTGAATGACTTCCGCGCAATACTTTCCATCTGCGCTCTTGCTACGCTGTAGTCTTCCGCCTCACCTGTCACCTTGCCTGCAAGGGTTTCAAATCTTTCGGAAAGCTTTTGAGCATCAGACACTAAGATCTCTTCCATTTCTTTTTGGAAGCCCTTGTTTGCTTGAGTCGTTTTTCTAACCCAATCCCTTACCACTGGATTGTCAGACATCGTTCCCACAATGCCGCCAATTTGCAGACCAGGTATTTCTTCTTTAAGGGTCGCTAAATTCTCAACAGCTCGAGCCACCTCTTCGGGTCTCGTTGTTTGAGCAATTCTATTAATCTCCGCTCTAACTTGGCTGTTAGCCATTGCTTCGGATGCGGGGCCAAAAATATCCGTCTTCTCTCCAGTAATTTTTGTTTTGATATCTCCTGCTACCTTGCCCAACGTCATAATTGCTGGCGCAGTAACAACATTGGTAGTTGCACCAGCAAGACCGCCTGCTGTTATTGCGGCAAGTTCTTGAGCATATGGACTGGCCCCAGCCTCTGCGGCTAACTGAGAAGCAGTCATCCCCCCAAGGAGGCCAGCACCCGTGCTAGTTACTGCGGGGATTGCAGTTTTTAAGAACGGAACTACCTGCCGTTGAATGGCCCCCTCTGCAACTTTCAAGGGCGCTCTAACTCCAATGTAAGAAAGAGGGTCTCCGGCGGCGGCAAACATTTCCTGGGTTAAGGTTAATGGCGCATCAGCAGGTATCCCTGAAAACTCTCTAGCTAACCTTTCTTCTCTTTGCATAGGCGTCTCTCGCTCTCTGCCAGAAAACGCAAGGTCGGCATCTCTTTTAAATTCCTCTGCACTCATAAGAAAAACATCAGGAACAAATTGAATCCCAAACCTAGCGAGGCCAAGCTGAACAAGATCGGCGTTTGTTATTTCATCATCTTTATTTGCAGGGCCAGAGGCATCATGCTGGCTAGTTCGCTTTGCTTGTGACGCATTAAGGGCGGCATAGTTTGTTATTTGAAGGTCAGTCCAGCCTTCTGGATGCTCTATAGACACAACCTCGCCATTGTCTAGTTCTACCCTGCTAATCTTCTTTGTCATTAGTCGATCACCCGTGCAGTGTTGCCGCCATAAACATCAATTATGTTTTGCAATGCCTTTTGTTCTTTATCAGATGGAGTTACTAGCATCATTCGTCTTGCGCTATTAATGATTCTATTTTTAGAGGCCGCCTCTAGCACATCAATAATTTGATTGTATTCAGCTCTTGTTTCTTTATCGAGACCGCCGACAAATACCTTAGTTGTAAACTTCTTAATCAAGTCAACAACCTCATCATCAGACCTAAACCTTCCAAGCTCTTGAACAGCTTTAACATCATTAGGCGCTAGGTTGGTAAGGAGTCTTTCCTTTAAAGATGTTAGACCAGCAACATCCGCCTCTGTTATTTGTTCAAGTGCTCGATATTTTTCAATATCAAACAAGTCTGTTCTTGCTGTTGCTACGGCAGGGTCTACCTCTAAAAGCTTAAATGAATCTGCCAGACCTAGCGGCTGTCTATCCTCAAGCATTTGCCCAAGCTCTTTTCCAAGGGATGCGTTTTCAAGCTCAATGAGAGCGTAGTTTCTTGCCGCTCTTATACCGTCATCTGTTGAAAGATCGGCCTCAAAACCTGAGTCTTTAAGCATTTGGCTTATTGATTTTGTTGCGTCTGCTCCACCATCAGAAGGAGCGCGGCCTATTACATTTTCAAAAGCAGGAACTGACGGATTGGCACTGTTCTTGTCGTAAGCAAATCTAACTAAATTTCTTATTCCCGACTTTGGATCAACTATTTCTTTTGTTTCATAGGCATAATCAGGAGGAGTCTGTCGTCTGACAAAGTCAGCGGTATTGCCTGTTCTTTCGTAATTAGCAATGCTTTCAACGGTAAAGTTTTCTAATAACTTTTCTTTTTGATCCACGGTTAGGCGAGGCTTTGGCCTAAACCCTTGCCCTGCTTGAATAGCTTGAGCCGCAACAGCCGGGGACATACCTAGCTCTGCCGCACCACCTAATGTGTCCTTTAGCATTTCAGGATTAAGCGTACCTGAAGCCCCCAAAGAAAGTAGGTTGGCTTGATACTGACGTTGCTTGGCAAGTTTTTCTTCTTCTTGTTTTTTAAGTTCTGCCTGACGACGCTCTTCATCTAGCCGTCCACGCAACCCGCCCAGTTCTTTTGCCGCAGTAAACAAGCCTTGCTGGTATGAAGGCTGGGCCATTGATTGTAAAAATGCTTGCGAAAACTTAGCCATGATTGACTCCTTAAATATTTAAAAGGTCTCTGATGCCGCCACCTATACCACTAAGACCGCCAGCAATCGTACTAAACAAACCGCCTAAGCTTGAGCTACCACTACCGCCGGGAGCCGCTGAAGCCGCACGTTGTTGGTTAATTAACCCTGATATCACGTTACTGCCAACACCGCCAATCAAGTTTGCTCTAGCCTGCTCTGCTAACAACTGAGCCTCGATGCCTGACAGCGCGGTCTCACCAAAGAGTCCGGTGCCAAACTGTTGTGCTTGCTGTGCAAGCTCTTGCTGAATTAACCCAGGCTGGAGTGCTGACACCAACTGTTGCTGTGGCAAATAACCTGCACCTAAGAATTGTTGTCCTAGTGTTGCTTGCTGTGCTTGCTCTGCTTGAGCCTGTTGCATAGCAGTCAACATAGAACGATCACGAGCCTCACGCTCCGCTGCACTTAACGCTAAAAGTTCTGGCGTAGCACCACCATATGCCGCTGAGGACGTCCCTAATCGCCCCTGAGCCGCAAGCCTTTCTTCTAAGGCAAGACGCTGACGCTCTTCTTCAGGGCGTTGTGCGGCACGCATACGCTCAAATACAGCTTGCTCTCGGCTTGTAGTAGGTTGTACCGCCTGACCAAAAAACCCGCCAGCCCCACTAAGCAACTGTTGTTGTAGTGCTTGCTCTTGTGGAGATAGCTCCATGCCAATTTCAAGACCGCCAGCAGGCTGTGCAAGTTGAGTAGGCTGTGCCGTTTGAGGAAATGAAATTGTAGGTGATATGCCTGCAAAAAAGTTTCTTAGAGATTCGCTAGATTGAATCGGCGCTTGCCTTAAGGGGGCTTCTTTGTAACTCATATTGTCAGGAAGTACGCCAGTTACCGGCTGTGTGCTCATCCTGTTTCCGCCTTTATCTGGGCCAAAAACCTGAGAAGGCATTGGTGCGCCAGTTACTGGCTGTGTTCCCATTCTATTGCCGCCTTTATCTGGGCCAAAAACTTGAGAAGGCATTGGCTCACCAACATCTGGCCCTGTTGAAGCAGGCATAGGAAACAATCCGTAACCGCCTGTTGGATCTTGAAGAAACGGAAGAAACGATTGTTGCCCCAACATTCGACCGGTAGGTTGCATAGGCTGACCACCCATACGCGCCGTAAAGCTTGCACCTGTAGGAGTTGTAACTGTAAACGGCCTGAACTGCGACTCTGCTTGACCACGTTCAGCAATGCCCATTGCTTCTTGTCTGGCAACATCGCCAATATTACTAAGGCGATCATAAGCCTCTTTAGTTAACAAGCCGCCAGCCAATCCCATTAGCGCGTTAGGTGAGCCAAGCACTTGCTGTCCAGCACCTAAAAGGCCACCAAAGATGTCGCCTATGCCACCAGCAATAGCGCCAAACCCAGAAGTGCCGCCGCCCGTTGCTGTAGCTAAAGCAGGATCAATATTAGCTTGCCCCATGCCAGGAATATTTAAGCCACCACCAGTAGTAAATCCTCCACCAGAGCCAACAGTAGAGGCGCCAGGTAAATTTAAGCCACCACCAGTAGTGAAGCCACCACCTGTTCCAGTGTATCCGGGAATATTTAAACTCATAACAATTTACCTATCAAAGCCATTACGTTGATTTCTTGTAGTGATAAGGGTGATCCGTCTATATCGGCTTCGAGACCTACCTGCACACTGGTTCCATATCCTGTGGTGTTTAAGCTACGCTGACTTGTTAGCTCGCCACCTGTAAATTCGACTGTCGTGTATTCGCTTTCACCGTAGTAACCCGTGATTTGAGTACCTACCGTAAACTCTGCTGTAGCAAACGTTGTATCAAAGTCATAAGCCCACTTAAGAAATACAGTCGCACTGTTTGCGCCAACCAGTGTGGGCTTTAGTTTTTTAAGAATCTTAACTCTAGAGCTATCGCCAAACGTTAAGCTTGGGCTGTAATACTTAAAGCGGTAAGCCTCGTCATTGTCTGCATAGCCCGTGTACTCGCTAATGCCTTGGTTTGTACCAATGTACAACTTGCCATTTTCTAGTCGAGCAAAGGACGTAAAGCTGGTTCCGGGCCATCGAGTCACACGGTACGAGCCATTTTCCACCGTGCCACGCACGTCAAAACAAAACGTCGTGTTCTGCTCTGTAAACGCCAGTAAATAAAAACCTTCTTCTGGGCTATATACCGATCTAAAAAACTCTGTTTCTGCCTGCAACGAGGCAATAATATCCTTCGTTATGTTTCCTGACAGACTGCTAATTGGCATAGATTTTTCTTGGATTGTCCTGCCAAAACTTTTGAGACCCGTATGTGATAGGAACAGCACATCTGTACCTGTGTACTGCACGGTGTCTCTATCGACACACCCAACACCTGCTACGGTGTCTGCTACCGACATAGTAGCCGGAGCTTCTGCACCCTGATACGCAATGATGCTGTGCTTACCAAAGATGATAAGAAGGCCGTTATGTGCGGCTAACGCAACAATCTCGTCATAGCCATCAGGCCATACCTTTGAGATATCAATGTTGCCGCTAGTACCGCCAGACCAATCGTGGCCGATTAAGAGATCACTCCAGTAAATAGTAGATTTGTTAGAGCTAAAGTCTGCTGTCCACAATCGACCATAAGCCGCTAAGACTTCGTTGCCGTACATGGCACTGGCTACGCCTGCGGCACCTGACACAGTGCTTAATTGAATTACTGAGCCACCAGCATTGTCATAGACCAAAGGCTCATAGCCGCGTTGGAAGAAATAGATCTTGTCGTTGAAGTTAACCATCTTCCAGTTATTAGCAGTGATTGTGTAACTGCCGGGAGTCTCGTCAACTAATGTAGTTGTTCCACTAATAATCTTGTTGTTGCCAACAGAAAATATCTTAGTGTTGCCACCGTCATCCCTGAATTCTTTAATTGCACGAATAGACTCCGTGCCAAGTACAGTCTTTGTAGTCGTAATAACATTGTGGCCCTTACGTGCGGCAATACGTCCTCGCTTGTCGATTACAGCGTTGTCTGCAATCTCAGCAAAAGACGGATCTTGCGCTAACGGCGAATCCTCGGTGTTAACACCCTTAAAGGCCGGAGCTACAAGATTAATACTTTGCAGTTGTTGAGCCATATTAGACCGCCCTAAATACCATTTCTTCTGGATGTTTAGCCGCATCAATTGCTACGGCATCTGACAGGTACTGGTTAGCTATCGTAAAGTATTCGGCTGTAGACGTACCGCCTGTTTCTCCGCGTTCACGGGCAAGCAGTGCTATTGCCAAATGAATAACAGGCGCTGAAGGAATAAGTAGTTTGTCAGTGTTAGTCGTTAGATCGCCTTGCCGCTTAACGACATCAAACCGCAGGCTGTACACGCCATCCGGTGTAGGGCCAATCAAGAGTTGAGTATCGCCGTTGCCGTCTAGCCCGTTGTACGTAAAGTATTTTGGGGCGCCTTCTACTGCGTTAGCAATGTATAGCGCATCGTTAAACCAATCTTTAGTTTGGTATTCCATAAAGCAGTTCTGAGTGTCATTCAGTACTGACATTACTTTTACATTGTCACCGGAGTTAGTTAGTGAGTAGGTATTGTCCGATGCCGCAGTAGTTACCGTGATAGTTTCACGTAACGCAGACCAATCAGCCGCTTGACTAACTAATGTTTTTGCATCGTTAATAAAGTCACCAACCATTTTGGCATAGGTAGTGTTAGTAACAGCAGTCACTTCTTCTTCTCGAAGACGACGCAGTACAGCGTTCATTAGGTTTAGATATGTCATACGCTTCTAGCGCCTCCAGTAAACATGCCGATTCTTAATGGGTCAGCTAACTTACGCCGCGTCAAACCACGTTGAAATTTCTCAAACTCAACAGGCTGTATAGGCGTAGCCGCCGCTATTTGCCCAGGCATCAATGCTTGTTGTGCCGCAAGACCCATAAGCCCAGCGCCTAAGCCTTGCCCAAGGCCGGCAATGCCCGTCCCAAGACCCTCAAGACCCTGACCAATGCCACTAACGTTCGATGCCAAGCCACCAATTTGTGTGCCTAGATCTCCAATCTGTCCGCCAATTTGGCCAAACTGTTCTTCAGTACTTTGCTGAAACGCTTGCTGTGCTTCTGCTTGGCTAATCTGACCAGCTTGAAGGGCGCTAATATCAACATTTACGTCAGAAAAAAGATCAGTAACAGTGCCGCCAAAGTTTTCAAACTGCTCGCGAGTGGCTTCATCAAGGTCATTAATATCGCCTTGAACATTAAGAACAGCTTGCTGTAGTTCTTGCCGCTCTTCTTGTGCCGCTGTTTGTCCTGCCGCAACATCTTGTGCCGTTGCAAAACCTGCACCACTTAACGCGGCATCAATGTCTTCTGGTGTTGCAAACCCAGCGTTTGTTACAGCAGTAGTGATGTCTTCTGGAGTAGCAAATCCTGCTAATGCTAACGCGCTTCCTAACTGTTCAGGCGTTACATAACCAGCATTAGACAAAGCGGTTGCTACATCGTCGGGAGTAGTAAATCCAGCATTTGATAAGGCAGTTACAATGTCTGTTGGAGTAGCAAACCCGGCATTCGCTAGTGCTGTACCTACGTCTTCGGGTGTAGTGAATCCTGCATTAGCAATAGCGGTGCCTATGTCTTCTGGTGTTGCGAACCCAGCGCTGGCTAAAGCAGTTCCTATGTCTTCTGGAGTAGCAAAACCAGCCAAAGCCAATGCGCTTCCCAATTGCTCTGGTGTCACATAACCGGCATTAGAAAGAGCGGTAGCAACATCTTCTGGAGTCGTAAAGCCTGCGCTTGAAATTGCATTAACAACATCTTCCGGTGTAGCAAAATCTGACGCCGCCAAAGCACTACCTAGTTGTTCGGGTGTTACATATCCTGCGTTGGACAAAGCAGTAGCAACATCTTCCGGTGTAGTAAATCCAGCATTTGTTAGTGCGGTAGTAATATCTTCCGGGGTGGCAAATCCGGCTTGAGCAAGAGCAGTTCCTATGTCTTCTGGTGTTGCATAGCCAGCCTGAGCCACTGCATTAGCAACATCTTCCGGTGTAGCAAACGGCGTTTCTGACAAGATGTTTTCAACAATCCCTGTTACTTCTGCTGAGGTAGTGGCTTCTGGGAACTGAATGTTGCTAATTGCACTGTTTACAATGTCACTAACATTATCGGCAGTAATTCCTTGGGGAAATTCAATATTTCCAATAGCACTATTAACTATTTCCAAAACCTGTTCTGATGTCATTCCTTCTGGGAATTCAATGCCGCTAATCGCAGTATCAACTATTGTTTGAACTTGATCGGCTGAAGTTCCGGCGGGTATGTTGCCAATAGCTTCGTTAACAATGCCTTCAATTTCGCCTGCCGTAGCAAACCCAGCGCCTTCCAAGGCTTGGTTAATATCTTCCGGTGTAGCAAACCCTGCACCAGCTATAGCATTTTCAATGTCTGCCGGAGTAGCAAAGCCTGATGCCGCCAAAGCATTGCCTAATTGTTCAGGTGTTACATATCCTGCATTAGCTAATGCACTTGCAACATCTTCTGGTGTAGTAAAGCCTGCGCTTGTTACTGCACGAGTAATGTCTTCTGGCGTAGCAAACCCGGCTTGAGCAAGAGCAGTGCCAATATCTGCTGGTGTTGCATAGCCTGCGGCGGCTACAGCATCAGCAACTTCTCCGGGCGTAGCAAAAGGTGTGTTTTCTAATACACTTTCTACAATACCGCGTATTGCCTCTGGATCAGCATCTCTTCCGGGCTCACCTCTTTCGCCTTGTTCACCCCTTTCACCTTGTTCTCCACGCTCTCCTTGCTCACCTTGTTGTCCGTCTACTCCATCGCGACCATCTGTTCCATCCCTTCCCGGCGAACCATCACGACCATCTACGCCATCTTGACCGTCAGCACCATCTATGCCGTCAACGCCGTCTCGACCGGGAGTTCCATCTACTCCATCTCTGCCGTCTACCCCATCACGACCGGGAGTGCCATCCACTCCATCTACGCCATCTCTTCCAGGGGAGCCATCAACGCCATCTCTACCGTCCACTCCATCTCTACCATCTTGACCGGGATCACCTCTTGGCCCTTGAACTGGTTCAGGAGGGAAATACTCGCCAAACATACCCGTTGTAATAGGCGCTTCTTCTTGCGGTGTTGGAGCCGGAGCTGGAGCCGGTTGAGGAGCCGGTTGAGGAGCCGGTTGGGGTGCAGGTTGGGGTGCCGGAGTTGGTGCCGGAGTTGGTGCCGGAGTTGGTGCCGGAGTTGGTGCCGGAGTAAAACTAGGATCAGGTTGAGTTGTAGGATCAGGCGATGGGGATGCAGTGCCAGCGTCTCCCGGCGTTTGGTCTTCCTGGTCTACAGGTTCTACAGGTTCTACAGGTTCTACAGGTTCTGGCTCTGGTGGCGGATCAGGCGTTTCTTCTGGCTCTTGCTCGTACTCAAACGGATCTACTTCTACATCTGTTTCTAATGGAGTGTCTGGAGCTTCTTGTACGTCAACTAAAATGTCTCGAATTTCTGAAGAAACCTCACTTGTATCTGTTGGATCTAAAAGAGGATTGTTTTCTGAAGAAGTAGGTGGCGGTATAAATTCTTGATTTCCAACAAACTCAAGGTTTAACAAGGAATCCTGATCAATGCTTGAATGAATCCCCGATGTTACATTGCTAGATCCCGAAATTAATATGTAAGCACCCGCTGAATCTTGAGCCAAAACCAAGTCATTAGCTTTTAAAAGATTACTTAATGCTTGAAGGCTTTCGGTGGTTCCGTCTGCTGAAAGTGTATCGCCTATTAAAATTGCTAAAGCATCTTCAGGCAAGCCATGAGCAGACACGCCAGTGGCTGTAGTCCATGCGTTCTTGTCATTAACAAACTGCTCAAGAATTTGCTCAGGTGTAGCATCTTGGCTAACGCCTACGGGAAATCCAGCATCGTTGTAGTAAACGCCATTAATTAGCTCGTCGCCTTCAAATGGGTTTGTTATCTGTGCCATAGGCTCAGGTTGTGCAGTTGTATCAGCAGTTAAGTCAGCCGTAGTGTCTGCTAGTTCTGAGTCTGTATCGTCAACTGAGTTAGCCATAAAGTCTTCAACAGAAGGGCCGCTTGGATCAGGAGATACCGCATAAGCATCTTGATAAATAGCCTGAAGGTTGCCTGACAAGTCTCTTAGTTGATTAGCAATAGCTTCGTTTTGTTGGTCAGCAATTGCAGTGTTAAGAGTATCATTCATGTTCGAGGTAATTTCCTCAAACGCCTCTTGGTCTAAGCCATCTCTAAGTTCGGCCTGCCTTCTAGCAAGCTCTTCCATTGCTTCAGGAGAAGCTTCTGTATTTTCTGCTATAAACTGCTGGATTGGCTCTAGGATAAAATCTGCAAGCTCTCTAGCACCAGCAAACAAACCAGACGAAACAATTTGATCCATGTCTAGTTCACCATCAAATACCGCTTGGCGAATAGCTGTTTGACCCATTGCGTTTAAAACATTATCTACTTCTTCAATGCCTGTTATTTCTGAAAGGTCAATGCCACCTAAAGCACTTTCAATTTGAGGGCCAATAATTTGACTTACGGCTTGACCTAAACCAGCAGTAGCCGCAGTTTGAAGTAGTTGGTCAGGATCAATAGAGCCAGTAGTAATAGCTTGCGTTATTGCATTGCTAACAACGGCAGAGCCAATACCGCCTAAAGCAGGAGCCAATGCACCACCAGACATAATTCCGATAGCAGTAGTAATGCCCATCTTTACAAAGTCAGCAAGTCCGGCGTGATCTTCGTTTACAGTCTTTACATACGCAGAGCCATTCCATGCAAACTTGTCGCCAGAGTTACTATAAACAACAGGGTTAACACCATATTTCTGTAGCAATGCTTGATTAGCTTCAGAGTTAATCCAGTTGTTGTAAGCACCTTGTTGAGTGCTAGTTTGTTGCCTGCGTAAGTTCTCTAGGTTTTGGCCGGGGTCACTAGGGTCAATAGTAAGGTCAGCATCACCTTCAAGAATCATCTCTTGATCTTCGCTAAACCCAGTGTCGGCTTCTGACCAGTTACCTACATCGTAATCACCAGACTGAATTAGTTGCTCACGTTCAGTCATGTACGCAAGGTAGTTATCAAACGTACCAAATACTTCAGGCAGTCTGTTTACCTTATCGCTTTTAAAGTAATTACGTAGCTCACTAACTGTTAACTGCTGTACTTCGCCTTCTTGTCCGTACAAATAGTTTTGTGCCGCATTACCACGCTCTTTGCCTTCAACAAATGTAAAAGTCATTTCTGCAGGTGTTTCTGGAGCAGGAGCAGAAGGAGGAGTTGTTACAACTGCAGTAGGATCTTCTACTGAACCTGTTACTGATGGTAAAGGCGTAACGTCTGGAGCTGAAGCTGGAGGATTTTCGCCAGTCAGCATTCCTTGGTTTTGGACTGGCTCAGACGTAATGCGTAAACCTGCCGCCACTAAGTCAGGATTTCTACGTATAAAATCAGTGGCTTGACCAATGTTTGCAAACTCTCGTGTGCCTATGTAATACATAATTATTTCTTCCAGTTAGCCAGACCACGTAGGCCAAACGATGCCGCAACAGCGGCGCCTAGAAAACCTTTGTACCACTCAGGCATACTATCAAGAGCAGAAAACCCAGACATTACTACAGGAACCATAGACGGAAAAAACGCAAGAATACATGGAACTGAGAACAAAATAGTAAACCACTCGTCTTTCCATGAGTTGTTTGCGTTATTAGCATGGATGTTTTCCCAGTTACTGTCTTGCTTAATTACTTCTAGCTTGCGTTCATGTACAGCCTTTTTTTCTTCTGCTTTACGTTGAAGGTGTCCACCAACAAGGTTAACAATAGGGCCGATCAAAGTTTGTATCATCTAGCAAACTCCAAGATAGCAATAGCCATAGTCACGATAATAGCAATAGAAGCAAAACCGCCTGTCATCATGTTTTCAAGCTTATCAAAACGTTTGCTATGCTCGTCAAGCTGTAGCTGAATCATTTCGTATCGCAAAGCACACTCAGCTTCGTGTTTGTCTAAACGTGCTATTGCTTGATCTAAAGGAGCCATAATTACTCCTTAGTAAACAAATGACCAGCTTGTGCGACGACGATTTTCAGTGCCTAGCCTTACTTTACAAGTGCCTGAACCAAAGTCTCCGGTTTTAACGCCAATCTTGTATTCAGTAAACTCTGGTTCATAACCGTAAGTTTCTGTGTCAGAAGTAAAAGCCTGAACATCAGTAAACGTATCTCCGTCTACTCCTGTTTTTCTTTGTATCGTGACTTCTGTTCCACCAGCAATTCCAGTAATAGATACATTGAAATAACCTTGTACCTTTAATACATCGCTAAATGTGTTCTGAGCTGTAATACTTTTTGTAACTGCACCTGCCATGATTTACTCCTAAATAGTCGTGGTAAGCATTGAGCCTTCAAGAACCTCAATCTCAAACCATGTTGCGTTATTTGCGTTTAAAGTCCTGTTGGTTCCAGAAAATATATAAACTTGGAAGTAATCGTTTTGGCTTACTGACAAGATTCCTGTTTCTGCATATCCTGTTTCAGCGCCCGTAGAGGACGTATCAATTTGCGAAGTTGGTATGTTGTCTTCTGTTCCATTCTTAACGATTTTAAGAATAAATTGATCTGAAGCTGAAGACGTATTTATAGAAGATCTAACTCTTACTTTTGTTACGCCTGAAGGAATAATAAACTTGCCGTCAGCCAATGTGCTGGTAAGTGCGTTGCCTGTAGACGTATCTTCATCTCTTGTATTAAACGTAGTAACTACCCGCCAAGCGTCGTCAAGTATGGAAGTATTACTATCCATTGTAAGACGTGCAAATCTTAGCGTTGGCGTATATGTTCCGCCTCCACCGCCTCCACTTGATTGCACCCCAAAAATACCGTTTGTCGCAATTATTCCCATTGGACTATCCCTATTACTTTGTACTACTTGTAAATATAAACATCATTAACATTGATGCTAATCCTGCTAATACAACTACCAAAAAAGACTCAACAATTGTTTCTTTTAACTCTTGCTGTTTGTAAACATCCCGCTCTCTTTGTGCCGCTATTTGCCGTTTTATGGCTCTAAACTCATCCAACCCGTCTTTGCCGTAAACCATGCCAATCATTGACAACAATTCTTTCTGTTGAGCTTGCAACTTTTTCTTTGCCGCAAAAGCTCTTGCCGCCTCAGCCTCTACACTTTTACTAAACACTACCTTTTTAAAAGGGTTTGTATTTCTAGCTTTCTTGTCAGCATATAGCACGTCTGAAGCATGACCGTACCATGTGCCCAGTTGAGTCATCGTGTCCTCAACAGACCGCCCTGCTTCCACCATTGCTTTGGTCATAGCATACGCTTTAGACGCCGCCGCAATGGCAGTTACAGGGTCTATCATATTTTTTTACACAAACACTGCATTGCAAATAGCTTGCACATTAGCAGGCTCAGATGACCAATCGTATTCAGAGTTAATTACATGACGGTGATACGACTGTGAAATTACAGCGCCATCCTCAACGATCTTAGTAGCAGTGCGTACCTGAACAACCGTAGTGTCGCCAGCGGTTACTACTTCAATTTTGTCTGCCGTTGTTTCTTTAGTTAGTGACATTGTTATCTCCTGTTAGTCCAGCCCCAGAGTCCACTGAGGCTATAGGGTTATACAAAATAAGTAATTGTTGCGAACAAATCAGCAGATCCTGAGGTAAAATCTTGCACCTTTATCTGAACATCTGCCGAATTATCTACGGTCTGTCGTAGAGTTAAGTAAGACGAATTTGATGTTGAAGAACATACAATACCGCAACAATTTGCGTCCAAGTCAGCCCTATCTAAACGTAACGAACCTTGAGACTGCCCCGTAGCACCGCTTCCTGCTACAAACGGAAGACCACGAATAAAAATATTATTAGCGCCTGTCATCCCAGTTGTGTCTATGTCTTCGATTTTTATAACAACAACTACTTGTCTACCTATCTTGGTGTAAAAACCTTCTGCGGTTGTAGCTGTTCCTGTGTTTCCACCGGAAGACGCATCAGCAATAACAGGAGTAAACGTCCCTTCTTCGTAGTCATCTAGCGTGTTTGCCGCCGCATAAGTGCCGACAGCGGTGCCTAGTGTTATGCCGTTGGGGACGATTAGGTACCCGCTAGAGTTGATCCGCATGCGTTCTGTAGCTGTAGAACTTCCGTCCCAATGAGCAAACTGCATAGCTTGACCATCAGGTACAGAAAAATCACCAGTGCCACCATCAGCTAAAAAAGAAGGCAATGCATCTGAGCTTACTGAATGTACCTTTGCAGTAGGAGAATCCGTACCGATACCTACTTTGCCTGAATTTGTAATACGCATCCACTCATTTTCAATAACACGGTCATTGTCATTTAGCTTTTCGCCAAAGGCCAAAGCATCGGCTTGGTCTACGGTTATAAAATGAGTATTAACATCAGCAATTAAATCTACATCAAATGCTATAAACTTATCGTTACTGCCTGCCGCACCTGCCAATATTAATTGAGTAGCGTCTTGCGTAACATGAACGCCTGCTTGTGGGGCGGTATTTCCAATACCTAACGACTCCGCAGAAGCATCCCAATAAAACTTATCATCCGTACCAGTGTCCTCACGGAACGAAATATCGCCCGTAGCATGGTCTATAGCTATGCGTGTTTGAGATGTGGTTCCGACATCGTCGGTGCTTTGGATCTGAAGTGTACCGCCCGTGTTTCTAAACCTAGTGTTTACATCGGTTGTGTCAGACTCAAAAAGTTCAATACGTGGAGTTGCTCCCCCAATTACGGCTTTAGTGTTTAAAGAAACATCATCAGCAGTCAGTGTGCCACTTACGTCGACGCCTGTGGAGCTGGTGGCTAGTCTTTCTGCGGCGGCATAATATAGCGTTGTTGCGTTTGGAGCTGATTTAAAAATTATATTATCTGATACATCTCTAAATTGAATGTTTGAGCCGTTTGATTTAAGAATCAAGTTTCCTGAACCTGCGTCCTCAACATAACTGCTAGTGCCATCGTGATAAATCTGTAGGTCAGAGCCAGCACCAAAGACAGCCTTAGAGTTGTCTGCAAACTTCAGGTCTTCATCACTAGCCAGCCATTGAAGTTTTGGAGTCGTGCCAGTGTCTTCGTAGAATTTAATGTCGCCGTTATCAGCAAAAGAAGCACGTTTAATAGTTGAAACACCATCAGAACTTGTTGCAATGTTTACGCTTCTAGCCGCACTTGTTCTAGGCTGTATTACTAAATGGCCTGCCAACGAAAATATATCTGAACCACCAGATCCTGTACGATATATTGATGGCTCTGTAGTTGTAGCAAAAGCATTAATACCTTGTCCTGCAATGCCAAGTTTTCCACCAGATAAATCGCCAATAGTTGCATCACCTTTAACAGTCAAACCATCACTTGTAACTGTGCCGGTTACGTCGATGTTACCTGTGCCAGTAATATTATTACCGTTAAGATCAAGAGTGCCGCCTAACTGTGGCGTAGAGTCTTCTACAACTTCATTAGTTGCCGCAACAGTAGTATCGACGTACGCTTTTACAGACTGCTGTGTAGGAACTAATGTTGCACTGTCGGATGCCATGTTGTCTTCATCGACAAAAGCAGTGACGTTGATAGATCCATCAGAAATAGTTTCAAAGGTCAGGGTTCCGGTAAACGTAGGCCCTGCTATGTCACTCTTAGTTGCAATAGCAGTAGAGATTGCATCGAACTCTGTCTCGAATTCAGCGCCTTTAATAATCTTGCCGCTGTCCCCAGAGGGTAACGAATCTTTAGCCGCAAAATCTGTGGTCTTAGTGTAGTTAGACATCTGAGGTTCCTATGCAAATGGGATACAAAGAAAAGCCCCCCGAAGGGGGCCAGGCATCATTACTCAGCGACTGCGAGTACGAAACCAGCTTCAGGACGATATACCTGAATACCGTACAGACAATCAGCCGTGTACAGAGTCGAGAGGTATTCCTGCTTGTACTGAGTCTGCGAGCGAACTGCTTGCTGTTCTGCCATAACGATAGCGTCAGAGTGGAACAAAAGAGCCGCACGAGTATCAGCCGCTCCAGCTGTGTTGTCTCCCGCCGCTTCGATAGTACGGCAGTTAGCTGAAACGTATACGTCTACACCGTAGAGGTTACCAATCAAGCCAGAGTTAACAGCTTGGCCCGATACGAAGTCAGAAGACACGTAACGGTCGATACCCATGATGGTGTTACGAACAGAAGGTGGGATGATGAGTGAACGTCCGTCCATAGGTACGTTGTTGTCATCAAGCTTCTGAATCATGTCGCGGAAGAACGCATCGGTAAATACGTCAGCAGGAACGATAGTGTCGTCAGTGTACTGAGTAGTTGTACCGCCGTCGTTGAAGAAACAGCCAGTGTGCTGGTAATCAGTTTCTGCTGGGCTGAATACAACAGCACCACCATCACCAAAACCAGTACCTGCCGCGTGGAGATCGTTATCAATCTGCACGGCAAGCGCATAACCAGCATCTTCAGTATAGAACTGACGGAGGCTAGAAAGTGCCTGAACTTCTACGATGTCTTCAATTAGACGTGAGTATTCGAAGTGACGGTCGATATCAACAGTCAATTCGCCTTCGGTGTTTGCGATGATTGTTACCGCAGTGTCAGCCGCTTTCGCATTCGCATCACCACGTACGGGCTTAGGAATGTGAAGCTTGTCGCCTTTCTTACCTGACATAGCAAGCTTTTTAACAAGCGGAGCCATCTTCAGGTTCTTTTGGTAAGCGGCAATAATTTCATCACTCCAGATTTCTGGAATAAAAGTGCTCGCTTCCGTTTTCGCAGTATTACCGCCTGCGCCGGGGTATGTTGCAGTAGCCATGTCAATCTCCTATTGGATTATCTGACTCGACCCTCTGCGTATGCTTGCAGGATTTCACCTGACAAGGATTGGTAACGCGCGGGGTCATCGTTCATTAGTTTAATAATGTCGGCCCTGCGATATATTTTCTTTGTGGAACTCTCGGCGCTACCCTTGGCTTTACCTGTATTAGCCGCCCTCAGTTGTTGCTTACGCACCTGTTTTTCAACATTAGCGGTTTGCTGTGCCACTACTTTTCTTTCTTTCCAAAGAGAAAATAGCTCGTCAGCCGCGTCAGCATTGTACTGTTGGTCAGCCTCTACAAATAATTGAGTCCGGATTTTGGATGCTTTGATCCACTCTGCAAACTTAGGATCGCCAAGAATTGTTTGCATATCTGGGTGTTTGTTACCCAGAGACGATAACGCCGCTTGTTTCCTATAGTCTTCAGTGTATTTCGCCGCCTCCCTAATCTTAGGATGGTTCTCAATTGCCCTATTAACAGCGCCTTGAGGATCCGTAAAGTAATCAATATCACTCTCAGGTTCGACAATTTGCTCAGGTGCTTGCGGTGGTGTTTGATTGCTAATGTAATCATCCACTACCTTACGAAGCTCACCGACTTCAGAAGAGTGTCGACTCATCACCTTTTCAACTTCTTGGTGCATCTGAACAACGTCTTTCAGAGATTTACCACGGTAACGCTCTGGAATATCGTTATCAGTGTCTTGCTCTACTGAGTCTTGAGGTTGCTCAACAGCCTCTTTAGGCTCCTGAATCTCGTTTACTTCAGTTTCAACGTTGTCCACATTCTCCTCTTCGAGGTGGGGATCAACCATTGTTGCTCGTGACATATTAAACTCCGTCAGTTGGAGATTTACGTTTCCTGCCAGCGGCTTCGTGTTCCCGTACCCATTTCATATGACGCCCTGGAAAGTCTCCAGAATGCCCATCGAGTACGCACTTAGGCGCCGACAGCATCTTAGTAGCAGTCAAGCCACAGTCGCACCTACTGACTGTCTCTCCACTGCGTACCATCTTTTCAAATATACAACCGCAATCACAGCGAAAGTCATATATTTTATACATCTAGCTCTTCCTGAGCTTCCGCCTCGGCTTGGTCTCGCGCCGCAGAAATCGTTCCCTCAAGGTTGATAACTGTAGCTAATGCGGCAACTTGGCCTTTGCGATAAAACAATTCTTCCTGATCTTTGACGGTTTGAAGGTCTGCTAGCTGTTTAGCGTTGCTACCTAGCTCTTCAATCAACTGTTTAAAACCCGGATGGTTAAACAATGTATTGTAGTTGTCAAAGTACTCCTCAAGTTCAGGTGTCATATCTCATTCTCTTTTTGGTTGATTTGTGCGTTTTAGCATGGTTTTTAAAAAATGTCAGGCATTTCTCGTAGTTTTTCTGCGCTTGCCTGATGCCGTCACAGCATGAGCAATACGCTTTGGCCCAGTCTTGCGACTAGCTGATGACTTCTTTTCAGCTTTTGTCATCTTAGCCGCTACTGCTTTAGGGCGACAAGAAGGGTAAGGACGCTCGCTTTTTTTGGCAGATTTACGACCACAAGGCTTACCTGTTTTAACGTCTACCCACTCTTCCTTAAACCATTTAGTTAAACCGCCAGAAGGTTTTTTTTTAACAACCCGCCGACGGCTTTGATTTGGTTTAGGCATAAGTACCGCCTCTACGCTGATACTCTTTAGTTAGCCAAGCAGAAGCATAAGCACTAGGCCAAACCTTGTACTTTTTTTTAGCCTCCGCTTTAACGCGAGCATATAAAGCCTTGTTTTTAGGAACGGGCTTTTTGCTGGCTGACTTTTTCTTTTTAGTAGCCATAAGGCTTTTTTACTTTCTTTTTCTTTTTGCCGGGCATAAGACTCTCCTTAGATTACTTGCCAACCATCATAAAGCTATAGGAATCCATTTTGCCAACGTCTTCCTGATTATCTTTTGAATCGTACTTTGTAGGAATGCCTTGTTTCTGCATTTCTTTAACACGCCTCTTGGAGGTCTCACACATAGAGTAATACTCAGTAGGCGTATAGCTAACTGTATGATCTTTGCTTTTCATTTTTTGCCTCCATGAACTTTTTGAACTGCAAAATCTGCTGACTTAGTTGCACCCTTGTGCGGCTTGTAACCACCCGTAGGGTCTTTCATCAACTTATACTCTTTACCAGATTTCATCCAGTGGTAACCATCAGGTGCTTTAACTTTCATACCATTACCATTTAACCTTGTTGGCCCAATATGCGGCAGAACACTTACCTTTTGCAATATTCTTTGCATGACGGGCTTTGAATGATTTTCGCCTGGCCTTTTCTTTGGCAGTTGTTGGATTTTTGCCAGCACCGCTTACGCCTTGCTGACCAAAACGAATTGTCCTAATCGAACCATCTTCGCATTTTGCAACGACAACATGCGATTTAGTGGGATGGCTGGGGGTTTTCTTCGGCTTGTTGTACCCGCTTACGCCTACGCGTGCGAGGCGCGGATCCTTCTTGCTCATTGGTTAAAGCCTCCACCTTGGCCTGGAGTTCCTGCACTTGGCGTTGGAGTGGCTCCATTTGGCCTTGGAACCTCTGGAATATCATTTGGAGTTCTCTGTCGGTTAACATTCTCTTTTCCTTTGATTTGCTTCTCTTTAATTAAACGATCGGCAATCTGCATACGACGTTCAAATTCTTTGTCGTCTTGATCGCCTTCACGCAAGTTTCGGGTAACAGCGTTAATCCTGTCAATCTCTAGCTCTTGCGGAACTACTGCCGCTTCAGCCGCAAGCTTCTGTGCTCTAGCCGCAGACTCTTGCGCCTGTGCAGATAGTGCCGCCGTTTGAGATTGCTGGAACGCCATCTGCGCCTGCTGGGCTTGTGCCTGCATTTGCTGTGCCTGCGGGTTCGGTTGCATTGCTTGTTGCATTGCCGCAATGAGTTCCTCACGGTTAGACAGGTTCATGTTGTCTACTACCGATTGGATAAGCGTTGTATACAGAGGAGAGTCTTTGCCCATCGTCTGTAACAACTGTACTAGCTGAGTAACTTCGTACTCACGAGCAATAATACCCAGAGTACTGCTAGCGTTAAACTTGTAATCTGCAACGGGGTAAGATTCGGGATCAAACTGCATATACCTATGCGCGGCCTTCTTAACGAATGGAATCAAGAAAGACTGTTGGAAGTTAATCAATGTACGTTTGTGACGTTTAATCAGCGCACCCAGAGACATGCTAATACCTGCCGCCGTAGATTCACCGTTAACCTGCCCTGCAATACCTGCCGAGTCCACTGCGCCTGTAGCCTGTTGAACCATCTGCTGTAACGCACCAGCCTGCGCAAAAGTAATCTGATTGACCTGACCAAAGTTAAACGGTTGGAGCACCTCTCTTGGATCTCCGTTAGTCAATATCATTTTACCGGGACGTACTTCTGGTTTAGCGCCACGAGGTAAGCGAGTGGCATCAATAGCCATCATTGGGTGAATAGTTAAACTTAGTGCGTCGATTCTAGCTCGAAGCTCGGTATCAAGCGCTTTTTGTGAGTTGTAACCTTTTTCGCAAACGCCTCTTCCCCAAAATCGCCCAGGCACTACATCCCACGGGAATGCTACAACCGGACGATCTTGCATCATGTAAGGGTTGGCTTCTGCCTTAAGAAGAATTCCGCTGTTAGCAATAACAACAATTGCTTCGACATACTTACCTTCTTCTTCAACTTCCTCATCCATTGCGTCACTAAGAAGCTCGCGAGGAACAAGTCCGTAGTATTTAGTAAGACGTACTTTGTCGTCGTTGTAGATTGTAATGTCCTGGTCAGGCTCAAGGTCTGTATCAGATGCCGCTGGCCCTACGTATTCATCACGATAAACGCCTTGCTCTTGAAGAAGCTCTACTTGGTGACGGCTAACAAACTCATCAATACAAACGCCCAATGCCTCATCAACACTTGTAGCAACAGGGTCAATCAAGAAGTTTTGAGGAAGTACGGGTCTAAGTTTAACCTTTACTTTGTCTTGGATGTTAACGCCTACTGCCTGAAGGTCACCGTCCATTAACGGTTGAGTAGCAGGAGACATCTCTTTCATTTCTTCAATAACAACCTCACCAATGCCTGTACCAAATACGGCGGCATTGATAAGACATTCCGCAACAGACTTACGGATCATGCAGTCTTCAAAATCTTCGGTAAGTTTGTTTCTTAGGAAAAGAACGTCTTCTTTTGAAGTGTCACCCATGTTGTCAGAGACATCAAACCACTTGCCTCGCCCAAACGTTGCTTCTTCTAACTCAGCAACATTGGACTCAACAGCCTGTTGTAAAGCAGGAGAGATAATACGGCTACGCTCACTCCGACGCTCGCTATCAGAAGGATCCCAAATCCCACGCCATAGCCGATAGTATTCTTCAAAGCGGTCTTCATAGTTAGATTCATAGTAATCACGCCAGTTCTCGCACTTTGTTATAACCCAATCCTCTAAGGATTCTTGGATCATTAAAGGATCTTGTTCGTACAGGTCGCTCATATTAATATCCCGCCACTATGTCTAAGATGTCGTGGTCGTCTATTTCGTATTCATAGTCATAAGCCACTTTGGCTAGTTGGTCAATGTAAGCCAATGCGTCTATTAAGTCATCATGGGTCAAAGGATCAGGGAATTGGAACAGTTGGTCAAGAAATCTTGAGTTCCATTCGCCTTTGTTTAGGGTGATATACCCATTTTCAAAGCGGCCCTGCAATGCCCACATGACCCTATCTATTTTCTTTTTGTTGCCGTGGGTGAGTTCTTCTACCCGGAAAAACGTACCGTACTTCTTTTGTAGGTCAACAAGAGGAGACATAACCGCTTGCTTGGCTATGCCCCTTTCGATACCCACAGATACAGGTCTATAGTCTCTTACGGCTTGGAAGATTTTGACGGCCGTTTCGTCGAGCGTCCACCTGCCGTAGATGATGTTTTCGACGTACCAGCCTTCTTCCGAGACGTCGACGACGGCGATCGCGGTTTCGTCGAGCTTCGCGTTTTTGGTGCGCTTTTTGTTGACTTCTTCAAAGCCGGCGAGGTCGATGGCGATGTAGTAGTCTCCACGGGGCTCTCGATCTGCTTCGACCCGAACCCAATCTTCTTTAAACATTTCTGAACCACGAGCTTCAAAGCTCGCCATAAATTCTTGACGGAAAGCATAACTAGACATACTCCTTTTAGCAGTATTGATTTCATCTTTATCAAGCAGAGGATTATCGTAAGAAGTAAAATGGTAGGCCGTGTAAGTTTCATCATCGCCCAGCTCCGCATACTTATACAATTCGTAAAAGTGATTCCTTCCCATTGGTGTCCCAATGAACATTGCACATCCCTTTTGATCCGCCAAAGCGGGTCTTAGGATTTGCTCGAATACATCAGGCTTCATATCTGCGTATTCATCGAGAACTAAGAACTTGAGACTAACACCTCGCATCGTCTCTGGTCTATCGGCGCCTTTGAGGCTGATGGTTGCTCCATTGACCAGTTTGATTTGGAGATTATTGATGTGACTACCAGCGATAACAGGATGACCCAACTCCAAAAGAGTTTGCCACATAATATCCCGCGCTTGTCCCTGCGTCGGTGCAACGTAGAATACATGTCCCCTATCGGCCTGCAAAGCATTTACTATCAACATCCATGCGGCGAGGCGGGACTTACCCGTACGTCTGCCAGCCGCTACAATTTTAAATCGGGTATCGTCTGCCCAGACTTCTTGTTGCCAAGGCAGTAGCTCTATATTGAGATCACTCATAGAAAGCTATGATCCATTGAAGTTATTAAACACCGGAGACGCTTCTATCAAGTCAAAGGTAACAACTACCTCTACGTTACCTGCACTACCACTGGATGCCTTAATAATGTCTCCGGGTTGTAGAACAAACACGGCATTACCATCAATCAGCAAGTTTTCCTTCGAGGATATGTTAGTGCCGTTGTAGATATACACGTCTGTTGTGGGACTAGGCTTATCTACAAACAGCGTAATGCTATTAGTGGAGTTATGCAGGTTAGCAATAAACGCCATGTTCCAATGCGCAACGTAACCGTTAGGAATAGTAACAATTTCTTGCGTACTGGTATCTGTTAGATTTTTGTTTTTGGTGTATAGCATTAGGAATATGTCCACATAACAGGGGTTTCCTTTCGGGAATCTACATGCACAAAGGTTTTGGCTACTCCAATTCCGCCAAACCCCATCTTAAGCGCGTTATGCACAATGTTCATACGCTCAAATCCGTTGGATACGGCAATATCAGCCGCAATTCCTTGGTTGTGGGTGCCAGGCTTTTCTTTTTTTACTTCGTTTGGGTGTGTTTCGTCCCGATACCCAGAGGTGATTCGGAAGGGAAAGCCACACGCCTCTCGCAAAAAGTCTAATTGCTCCAAAAATTCTGGATTCATTTCGTTTTTATTGGTATGCGTACAGTTGAACTCTTCTCTTTTAAAGTATTTCACCGTTATCCCCATCAATAATGGTAGGTTGGATAGTATTAGGATCGAAGTCACCCATAGTGGAGCCCGCATCCTTAACATCTGCCGTGCCAACCCCAGTAATGTTGATCTGAATAGCAGATTTCCCGCCGTTTTGCACGACATCTTTTTCAAATGCCGCTACAGGCAGGATTCTATCCATGACTAACTTCCATGCGGCAGACTGATTCTTGTGGTCATCATCTAATGCGGCATCGAATATAGTATCTAACACCAACTTAGATTTAGGAGAGGCCAGCATACGAGCTTTGTACTCGTTGATCTTAGCGGCATCACCCTTAGGACGGCCTACTTTACCCCTACCACCTTTGGAATTAGCGGCTAATGCTTGTCTACTGGGTTTAGTGCGCTTCTTTTCTTCTTTTATCTGCGCTTTACGACGTTGCTTGTAAGTCAAACCATCGTCTTCGGGCACATCTACTCTTTTGTCTGTCATAAAAATTAAAGGGGTTACTTAACCAACCCTCCCTCCCTATCCTATATATATACTCGGTGGTAAACAACCCTTACCTTACCTGATAAGAATGCCAATGCAAAACGGTTATAAAAATATGAGGTGAATCAAGGATTTGGCATAAGACTAAAATGACTCTTTTTTGTATCTGGGTGGGTACTATATACACCTAACAACTACAAATACCCCTCCCCCCTCTGTTTTTCTGTCTGTATTTGCATAACTCTAACCGTTTAATCCTACTGACTCCGCTATATGTCTACGCTATGGTTGGCGCTAGGGTATTTATGCTGTGAATGTGGGGAAGTGCGGGGCAAGGTGGCACCCATAACCCATAACCCATAAACCATAACCCCCCAATTCCTAACCGATCAGCTCCAAACAAAAACCTTTTGTCACATTTCAAAATAAATAAAAAAAGTTTTGTCACATTCTGTTGTGTCTATCCATTAGATGTCCATAATGAATCCATCAACTAAACAAAAGGAGTGTTGATAAATGAAAAGAACATCACCCTGCTACCACGATGACTGCCTCTTTGGAACTGATTCTCGCGGGATGCCATTCGCGCAGTATCAGACGGCCGCTGGCGTCCGCTATGTTGTCATTGATGCAAGCGAAGGCTACTGCTCTCGTGGCGTAATTGGCTATCACGCCGAGGTTCGCCGCGAAATAGATACTGACATTTTGCGAGTCGTGAAATTCGCGAGCGGCAAGCACATCAGCACATCAACGCCAAGCCAACAAACCGTCGAGCGATGCCGCGAAATTATGTTCACATTCACTGGAGAGGCCGCATAACGCGGCCCATCACTTCAACCAAAAGAGGGTTACAACATGGAACAAGTAAAATTCGGTATTACGTTTCGCATCACTCATTACTGTTACAGCGAGATGGCAAACTTTAAAGAGTGCGCGGGCAACATCGAACCCCAAGAATTGCAAGATCGTTACGTGTCATTTTTGGACACGTTCAGCGGTAGCAAGAACTCACTAGTTGATGCCGATGTGCTGGCGCTATTCATCGACGACTTAGAGAGCCGAGCGAGTATGGATTACCTAGAAGGCCATTGGGACGATGATCCCGACATCATGGCCGGAGGTAAGCGATTCTACCAGCGAGCCAAGAAGCTTCGCGCCATCCATTCAAATCTGTAAAGCCTAGCCGATCGGACATCTGCGGGTGTCCTTTCGGGTGCGCTTTGCACCATCAACCCAACAAACAGAGAGAGCTAAACAATGAACAATTTACAAGACTTTGATAATTACATTGACTCAATTTGCGACGATATCTGGATCAATTACAAGGCCGATCTAAACGATCAAGATGATTGGCCAGACATCGCTCACGAGTGCGCGGACGGTAGCCAGTACGTCATCTATTACGGCATGGCGTGGGATCTGGTGACGATGATGCGACAACATGATTTCTCCTCTTTCGATAGCGCAGAGGATGCCGCGTTCAATTACGGGATTGAGTTTGAGAGCGCAAATCAGATGATGGCATTGATCGCCTACGAGCTCATTTATCAGCACATCATGATGACGCTAAACAATAAGCACAACGAGCAGGAGGCCGCATGATTATTGAACTGACAAGAAAAGAGAAAATCTTTTTATCCGCATACTTTGACGCGCTCGATTTCACGGAGGATTCAGACGGGCGCGAATTGTGCGAAATCTTCAAGCGTGAGCAGGTTATCGAGTGTCTAGCTTTCTTTGTCTACGCTGAGTGCTACCTGAGTGACGACAACATTGAGCAGGCTGGGCACGACTTTTGGCTCTCACGTAACGGACATGGCACGGGGTTTTGGGATCGTGACTCCGATTACTACACGCCACATGTGCGCGATTGGTTACAGCGTAAAGCCGAATCATTTAAAGAGGTAGACGTAATTTATGAGGAGTATGCCGCATGATTAACGTGGGAGAGCAGTGCATATACTGCGATCAGAGTGTGGCTTGGGGCTCCGGTTTGTACGTGAACCGGATTCCCGCTGACGATGGCGAGCGCACCGGCTTCATGTGCGGCGTGTGCGTAGATGACGCGGAGAAACTGGCCGAAGAATGCAAGCCGGAACTATTCGGCTTCACTGTAATCGACCGCGACGGTGGCGAGATGCACAGCTCCGAACCTGAATATGAGACAGGCCAAGAGGCACAGACGGCCGGTGAGCACTCACTGTGCGACCTAAACGGCGGGAGTCTCGAGGTGTGGCTGTGGGATGACAGCCTAGAAGACGTAACCAAGACATGGGAGGTGTGAACATGTGGAAAGTAAACCTAGTGATAGGCGGTTTAATCGTAGGCACTGCCGCCCACGTCATCATCGCATTTATGGCGGCGATTAACTTCATGTGGTGGACAGCGGCGCTTGCAAGTGTGGCGTCCCTTGTCGGCTTTTACTTTATTGACCAACTAGAAACCTTAAAAAGAGAGGAGTGGTAAAGATGGGCCCAAGAATTGATAGAAACGTGGAGATGCCAGAGCGAGTAGACATGCCCGGCAAGTGGAAGGATTTAGCCAGGCAAATGGAGGTGGGCGACAGCGTATTTTTTGAAGGCGCTAAGTCAATTGATGACCACCCGCGAAGTCTCAGAAGGGCGGCTGTATCGCTGGGGATGAAGGTTAAATTCTTCGCGATGGATGGTGGCGTTCGCGTATGGAGGATCGAGTGATGAACTTCGACAATCATTATGAGGCGTTTGTCTCAGGCCTTCTGTTAGCTGTTAACGCACCCACTGAGGAGCAATCCCAAGAGGCGTTAGCACTGGCGGAGTCCATCGCCGGACACCTAACAGCCGATCAGGTAGAGCAGGCGAAGTCCGATACGGTCAAAAGGCTGGATAACTTTGCTTAACTTGTTTAAACTTTATGGATGTTTAGAGGGAGATCAGCATGGTGCAACGTTACTCTTACGGAGAGACGGGACAGCAGATTCGCGACGCGGCAGACAATTATCTGCACAGCGGAGAGGCTAACGTTTACGGGTTCATTTACTGGTGCGAGCGGTTCGGTCTAGCCAGTGAGGACATAATCGACATTTTAAAAGAGGAGTTATCAGAATGAAGCCACTACGAGAGAAGATCATCGAGGCTTGCCCTGAGCTGGGCAACGCTGAGGTTAAGCTACTAATGGAGGAGCTACGCGTTAATAGTCGCGATGAGAACGTCTATGAAGCGCAGATCAAGGTCACAGCACAGAGCCTATTCGCTGAGATGTACCGATGGCGAAAGGGTGAGACTCTCAAGTCCATCTACAAGGCCG